TGTCAAGGAGGGGCTCCACAATGTTGAAGAGTGGCTCCCCAAAGAGCAAAGGTTGCACCATCACAGTAATCAAACTGTATGCCCTTTTCGGAGGGCCATCATTCTTATGAACTCAACTATCGAGAGAAAAACTATGACTCAATCTAATCAAGTAATTGCACACCTAGAAACTGGACGCTCACTTACTTCCATCGAAGCCATTGGCCTTTATGGTATCACCCGACTTGCTGCTGTTGTCCACTCACTGCACAAGCAAGGCCGCACCATTAACGTGAACATGAAGACTGGCGTGAAAGGAAAACTTTACGCTAGCTACTCACTGTAATGACAAAGCGTGACCAAGACGATAGCCCTATGGTTGGACGCGAGAGTTGCCCTAGCTGCAACTCGCGTGACAACTTAGCGCGCTATGCGTCTGGCAGGGCTTACTGCTTCTCCCTCAACTGTGACCACATGGAGTGGCCTGATGAGGGTGGAGACACCACAACTTTTAGGAGTAGTACACGCATGGCAAGTTCATTGATAGATGGTGAAGTCCGTTCACTGAGGCAACGTGGAATTACTGAAGAGACAGCCCGTCACTTTGGTTACAAGGTTGGCTCACACAATGGTCAACCAGTTCACATCTGCCCACTCCATAATGTTGAAGGTAAGCTGGTCGCGCAACAACTACGCACGGCTGATAAGAACTTTCCTATCCTAGGAGACTTCAGTCAGATGCCTATGTTTGGCACTAACTTATTTGAGTCAGGCAAGAAGCTTGTAATCTGCGAAGGCTCCATAGACGCCATGTCTATTTCACAGGTGCAGGACAACAAGTGGCCTGTTATATCTGTGCCAAATGGTGCAGCAGGTGCAGCTAAATCTGTTGCTGCGAACATGGGTTACTTTAATAAGTTCTCAGAAATTATCTTACTTATGGATGGCGATGCAGCAGGTGAGGCAGCAGCAAAAGCTGTCGCACCATTGTTCCCTGCAGGTAAATGTAAGATAGGAACCATCAATGGTTTCAAGGATGCCAACGAAGCGTTGATGGCAGGTAAGCATCGTTTGATTATGGATGCTATATGGAATGCAAAAACATTTAGGCCTGATGGTATCGTGAGTCTCAAAGACATACGAGCAGAACTTGATAAGCCTGTGGAGTGGGGCCTGCCTTGGTTCCTTAAGACACTAAACGATAAGACCTATGGACGGAGGTATGGTGAGGTTTATTGTTTGGGTGCTGGAACTGGTGTAGGCAAGACTGACTTCTTAACACAGCAAATCATCTACGATATGCAAGAGTTAAAAGAGAGAGTCGGTGTGTTCTTCTTAGAGCAGATGCCCACTGAGACTGCCATTCGTTTAGCTGGCAAACATGCTGGTAAATTGTTCCACATACCTGATGGTGATTGGACCACTGAACAACGTAGTTCAGCCATTGATGCACTTGAAGAGTCTGACATGATTCGCCTCTATGATTCCTTTGGAGTCTGCGAGTGGGATGTTGTTAAGTCTAACATTGAGTACATGCATCACTCCGAAGGTATCCGTGTGTTCTACGTGGACCACCTCACAGCACTAGCCACAGGGCAGGGTACTGATGAGCGTGTTGAGTTAGAGCGCATCACTTCTGACATAGCCAAACTAGCAAAGAGGCTAGGCATTATTATTATGATGGTGTCCCACTTAGCTACGCCTGATGGTAAGCCCCATGAAGAAGGTGGTCGTGTAAGCATCCGTCACTTCAAAGGCTCCCGTGCTATCGGGTTCTGGTGTCACTACATGTTCGGCATGGAGCGTGACCAACAAGCTGAGAACATCAAGGACAGGCAGACTACTACCTTCCGTGTTCTTAAGGACCGATACACAGGTCAGTCTACTGGCATGACTATTCCACTTAACTACAACCAAGCAACTGGACATCTATACGAGCAGACTGTGTTTGACATAGTCCCTGTTGATGATGTGATGGCTGCGTTCTAGGAAACATTATGAAACTCATTGTTGATATTGAAACAAACGGACTGCTAGATGAGCTAACAACCATCCACTGTATCGTGGCTAAAGATGTTGACTCAGGTGAGGTTCATTCCTTTAGACCTAACGAGATAGACAAGGGCATCAAGCTGCTTGAATCTGCTGATGAGTTAATAGCTCACAACGGAATCAAGTTTGATGTGCCTGCTATCAAGAAGCTATACCCATCATTCAAATCACCATCAATGGTGGACACTCTTGTATGTGTCAGGTTGATTTGGTCCAGCATTAAAGAGGACGATGCTGTCCGCTTAGAACTAGAGCCAGGATTCCCAAGAAAGATGTTTGGGTCCCACTCTTTAAAGGCTTGGGGTTACAGGTTAGGCAACCATAAAGGTGACTACGCACAGCAAGAAGCAGCATGGGATGTGTACTCTGAAGAGATGCTTACCTACTGCCAGCAAGATGTTGAGGTAACTGCTGACTTGTATGCTGAGATAATCAAACAGAACTACAGCCCTCAGTCATTAGAGCTTGAGCATCAGGTTGCTTGGGTCATGGCTAAACAAGAGCGTAATGGTTTTGTGTTTGATGAGAACAAAGCTGCGCTACTTTATCGTGAGCTATCTTCCAAGAGGACAGACATCAGAGCAAAGCTAGATGGTTTGTTTAAGCCTTGGATTATTGCAGGTCCTCTCAAGACACCTGCCCGAACAGTCAACTATAAAGATGTGACTCGCGCATCAATGGTTGCTGATTGTTCATTCACGCCTATCAAAATCATGGAGTTCAATCCATCATCTCGCACTCAAATAGCAGACCGCTTAATGAAAGTGCGTGGATGGAAACCTAAAGAGTTCACCAAGAGTGGTCAGGCCAAGGTTGATGAGACTACCCTTACGGGAATCCCGTACCCCGAAGCTAAAGTCATGGCTGAATACTTCATGCTACAGAAGCGCATAGCTCAGTTGTCTGACGGAGCGCAAGGCTGGTTGAAGGTTGTGAAGGATGGAAAGATTCATGGCTCAATCAATCCCAATGGTGCTGTAACAGGACGAGCAACACACGCATACCCCAACATTGCACAAGTGCCCTCACTATCAGCACCCTATGGTAAGGAGTGTCGTGAGCTATTCACTGTACCTCAAGGATGGAAGCTCATGGGTGCTGACGCTTCTGGCCTAGAATTGAGGTGCTTGGGGCATTTCACTTCTGCTTATGATGGTGGCTCCTATGTTAAGGAGTTACTTGAAGGTGACATACACACTGCTAATCAAATTGCTGCAGGACTTCCTAACAGAGATTCGAGCAAGCGTTTCATATACGCATTTCTGTATGGCGGAGGTGACCAGTTAATTGGTGAGCTAGTAGGTGGTAGTCGTAAGCAAGGCAAGGCTATCAAGGAGAGATTCTTAAGGAAGACTCCAGCATTAGCCAAGCTACGTGACCAAGTAATGGCAAGCAGTGAGCGTGGGTTTATCTATGGCTTGGACCGAAGGCGTGTGCATATTAGAAGCCCACACTCAGCATTGAATGCGTTGCTTCAAAGTGCAGGCGGCATTATTTGTAAGCAGTGGTTGGTCCAGTTTGTTAAGGCTATGAAAGCTGCTGGATTTAAGCATGGATGGGATGGTGACTTTGCAATGTGTGCATGGGTCCACGATGAAATCCAAGTTGCTTGCAAGGATGAGATTGCAGAACAGGTAGGAGAAATTGCCGTGGCTTCTATCAAAGAAGTCACCAGTATCTTCAACTTTCAATGTCCACTAGATGGAGAATTTAATGTCGGAGACAACTGGGCAGCTACTCACTAAGGTACTAAGCCGTGCCTATCAAAACCCCTTCACAACACGCAGTGACTTTGCAAGAAACAATGCTGAGTTGGTGGCTGTGTGTGCGTGTGAGGGATTCATATCAACAAAAACTGTAGGCACAAACCAATTTGGTAGGCGGTGGTACATCACTGTCATGGGTCTGATGCGATTACGAGAATCAGGTGAGCAAGAATGACTGAAAAATTTAAAGACAAAGTTAAATTAGGGATGAGTCCCAGTGCAGATGTTAGTTGGGTGGACTGCCGTAATGGACAGGTTCAGTACATTGACCACATGGGTAATGATGCCAGTGTAGTTAGAGCAGCCCGTGTGTCCTTTGCTGCTGATGGTCTTGAGTTTGATGGTGGCAGAGATTCAGGATTGATTAAGTATCTAGCCAAGCACAACCACTGGACTCCATTCTCACACACATCAATCACCCTGCGTATGACTGCGCCTGTCCCCATCCGTACTCAGTGTTTTAAACACAAGGTTGGTTTCACTGAGAACGAAGAGAGCAGGCGTTACATTAGCAGCAGCCCTAAGTTCTTTATCCCTCGTAAGTTTAGGAAGCACCCTGAAGGTTCTATCAAGCAAGGTTCGGGCGAGGACATGCACCCAACTGGTGACAAGTATTGGCGTAGGCATTTCCAAACTGTAAACACCATGTGCTTAGAATCTTATGAGATGGCTATTGAAGGGGGAATGTGTCCTGAACAAGCGCGTCTATTGTTGCCCCAAGGAATGGAGGTTAGTTGGTATTGGACAGGCTCACTGTCTGCATATGCTAGGTTCTGCAAGCAACGCATGGACCCACATGCTCAACAAGAAATACAAGTGCTGGCAACAGAGGTCGCAAAAATAATAAGCGAACTTTACCCTCAAAGCTGGGAGGCTTTAACCAATGATTGAAACATTAATGATGGTCGCTGTTTGTCTTAGCTTCTCTGTCGTGTCTGTGGCACTAGCCTTTAGCTTTGCAATGAATGCATATCTAGATTGGCAAGAGCAGCACGTTGCAATCCAGCATGGCATACGTGTAATCACAGACCGAAACTCTAAGGGAGAAGATAATGACGACACTGTTGATTGATGGTGACATCCTCGCCTTCCAAGCTGCTGCTGCAACTGAAAGACCTACACAATGGGATGATGATTTGTGGACACTGCATGCCTACTTGTCAGATGGACAACGCCATATTAAAGATGCGCTGTTATCTATCCAACAAGAAACAGGGGTCACCAATCTGCGTGTGTTTCTAACAGGCAAAGAGAACTATCGCACTGACATCTTAGATACTTATAAAGGTAATCGTAAACACACCCGTAAGCCTATGACTTTGATGGCTCTTAAAGTTTGGATGATGGATGAGTATGGTGCTGTTCTTACTGAGCCTTATGAGGCTGATGATTTGATTGGCATAGCAGCCACTGAGGACACAGACACAATCATTGTCTCTGAAGATAAAGACTTCTTGTGTGTCCCCTGCAGGCTCTACAACCCTAGGCGTAAAGACAGGGGTGTCATTACTGTATCTCTGGAAAGTGCAGACCGATACTTCTACTCGCAGGTTCTTACAGGTGACACGGCTGATAACTATAAAGGTTGTCCATCAGTGGGTCCTGTTAAAGCTGACAAGATTCTTGATGATGCTGAGTCTGACTACTGGCCTGCTGTTGTCACTGCCTTTGAGAAGGCTGGTCTAACTGTTGATGATGCTTTAGTTCAAGCACGTTGCGCTCGTATCCTCCGTAGTGAGGACCTAACTAATAACCAAGAGAGGCCTCCACTATGGACCCCACCATCAACTTAGCATCTGACTTCCAAGAAGGGGGTGACCATTACAAGCACCCTATCCAACCTATCGAATACATCATGAAGAACGAACTAGATTTCTGTGCTGCCAACATCGTGAAGTATGCGACACGCGCACCACACAAAGGTCAGTTTGAATCTGATGTTAAAAAGATTATCCACTACGCACAGCTATGGCTAGAACTCCAGCACCTGAAGTATGACTGAGAAATAATTATGATTATAAAATTTATGACTGAAGGTTGTGCGCCATGCAGGGCTGTTGGTCAGGTATTAGATTTGCACGAAATTAAATATGAAGAAGTTAATATCGCCAAGGATATTACCAGTGCTGTCGAACACCAAATTCGCAGTGTACCAACGCTAATAAATACAGAAACTGGAGCAACCCTCATAGGCTTTAAAGGTA